TTGATCCTACCCACGTAATATGGACACAGGCCTAAGCGAGGTTCTTGTTTTCAAATTGTTCCGGACTGAGGCCGCCACACCAACTGTGCCGCCGCCACCGATTGTAATCACATTCGATATAATTAAACACCGTTGCCCGCATTATTTCCCGGCTGATAAAGTGTTCTCCATGGATACATTCCACTTTCAGCGAATGAAAGAAGCTTTCCACGCAGGCATTATCGTAGCAGCAACCTTTTGCGCTCATACTTCCACGCAGATTATGCCGCTTCAGTTGCGCCTGATAATCTGCTGAACAGTACTGGCCTCCACGGTCCGTGTGAACGATAACGTTCCGGGGCCTCTTACGCCGCCACAGCGCCATCTGCAGGGCATCGCAGGCCAGTTGCGCCGTCATGCGTGGCGACATTGACCAGCCAATAACGGCACGTGACCACAGGTCAATGACCACTGCCAGATACAGCCAGCCTTCATCTGTACGTAAGTACGTGATGTCTCCTGCCCACTTCTGGTTCGGGCCACTGGCGTAAAAATCCTGCTCCAACAGATTTTCTGACACAGGCAGGCCGTGTGCGCGGTAGCTGACCGGGCTGAACTTCCGGGAGGCCTTTGCCCTCAGTCCCTGACGGCGCAGGCTTGCCGCCACGGTTTTTACGTTAAAGGGGTAACCCTGAGCACGCAGTTCATCCGTCAGGCGTGGGGCACCGTAACGCTGTTTTGACCGGGTAAAAGCCGCGAGGACAACGCTGTCGCAGTGTTGGCGGAACTGCTGACGCGTGCTTATCCTTGTCCGCCGCTGACACCACGTATACCAGCCGCTGCGGGCCACCCGGAGCACGCGGCACATTGCTTTGATGCTGAACTCAGCCTGATGTTTTTCAATAAAGACATACTTCATTTCAGGCGCTTCGCGAAGTATGTCGCGGCCTTTTGGAGGATAGCCAGCTCTTCATCCCGTTCTGCCAGCTGGCGTTTGAGACGTGCAATCTCGGTAGACATCTCCAGTTCACGTTCAGAAGACGTCTGCTGATTTTGCTGTTTACTGCGCCAGTTGTAGAGTTGTGATTCATACAGGCTGAGTTCACGGGCTGCGGCAGTAACACCGATGCGTTCAGCAAGCTTCAGGGCTTCACTGCGAAATTCAGGCGAATGCTGTTTACGGGGTTTTTTACTGGTTGATACTGTTTTTGTCATGTGAGTCACCTCTGACTGAGAGTTTACTCACTTAGCCGCGTGTCCACTATTGCTGGGTAAGATCAGATTACGGTTGCGCCTGTTACCGCGGCAACGTCCTGTGCACAGAAGCTCTTATGCGTCCCCAGGTAATGAATAATTGCCTCTTTGCCCGTCATACACTTGCTCCTTTCAGTCCGAACTTAGCTTTAATTTCTGCGATCTTCGCCAGAGCCTGTGCACGATTTAGAGGTCTACCGCCCATAACAGGAAGTTGTTTTACTGGTTCAGGTATCGTCTCACCACGGTTAATTCGCGCTGTCATACAGGTCAGTTCATCGGCAGCCTTGCGCCGTAATTCCGCGTCAGCCAGCGCATTGGCCCGCATGTTCTGGTACAAGTTGGTAACCAACCAGTAATGCGCGTTCGATTTCCACGGATAAGACTCTGCATCCGGATACAGGCCACGCTTCCGGCAATACTCGTACCTCCCGGGATTTCATGAAATTCCGGCTCGGTGGTTTCGAGGCAATAAAATCGGCTTACATGGCCCAGGTGCAGTACAGCATGTGGGTGACGCGAAAAGATGCCTGGTACTTTGCCAACTATGACCCGCGCATGAAGCGTGAAGGCCTGCATTATGTCGTGATTGAGCGGAATGAAAAGTACATGGCGAGTTTTGACGAGATGGTGCCGGAGTTCATCGAAAAAATGGACGAGGCACTGGCTGAAATTGGTTTTGTATTTGGGGAGCAATGGCGATGACGCATCCTCACGATAATATCCGGGTACCTCACAACACGGCAAGCCTGCATTGCGGCGCTTCAGTCTCCGCTGCATACTGTCCAGGTGAGCGCGGGTGATGGCATAACAGAGGAAAGAAAATGTCACTCTTCCGCAGAAATGAAATATGGTATGCCTCGTATTCGCTCCCGGGCGGGAAACGAATTAAGGAATCTCTTGGCACAAAGGACAAACGGCAAGCTCAGGAGTTGCACGACAAGCGAAAAGCAGAACTCTGGCGAGTAGAAAAGCTAGGGGATTTACCTGATGTCACTTTTGAAGAGGCCTGCCTAAGATGGCTTGAGGAAAAAGCTGATAAAAAATCTCTCGATTCAGATAAAAGCCGGATTGAGTTCTGGCTTGAACATTTTGAGGGTATAAGGCTTAAAGATATCTCGGAGGCAAAGATTTACTCTGCTGTAAGCAGAATGCATAACAGAAAGACGAAAGAAATATGGAAACAGAAAGTTCAGGCCGCCATCAGGAAAGGTAAAGAACTGCCTGTTTATGAACCAAAGCCAGTATCAACTCAGACAAAGGCAAAGCATCTTGCCATGATAAAGGCCATTCTCCGTGCTGCAGAACGCGACTGGAAGTGGCTGGAAAAAGCGCCTGTCATCAAGATACCAGCGGTCAGAAACAAGCGAGTCAGATGGCTGGAAAAGGAGGAAGCAAAACGCCTTATTGATGAGTGCCCCGAACCACTGAAATCTGTCGTCAAGTTTGCGCTGGCAACTGGTCTGAGAAAGTCGAACATCATAAATCTGGAATGGCAACAAATCGACATGCAGCGACGAGTTGCCTGGGTGAATCCAGAAGAGAGCAAATCAAACCGCGCCATTGGTGTGGCGCTGAACGATACCGCCTGTAAAGTGTTGCGTGATCAAATAGGCAAGCATCACAAATGGGTGTTTGTACATACCAAGGCGGCTAAGCGAGCAGATGGAACATCAACGCCTGCGGTCAGGAAGATGCGCATCGACAGCAAGACATCATGGCTATCAGCTTGTCGTCGTGCAGGAATTGAAGATTTCCGTTTCCATGACCTCAGACACACCTGGGCAAGCTGGCTGATTCAGTCAGGCGTCCCATTATCAGTGCTTCAGGAAATGGGCGGATGGGAGTCCATAGAAATGGTTCGTAGGTATGCTCACCTTGCGCCTAATCATTTGACAGAGCATGCGAGGAAAATAGACGACATTTTTGGTGATAATGTCCCAAATATGTCCCACTCTGAAATTATGGAGGATATAAAGAAGGCGTAACTGATTGAATTGTAATGGCGCGCCCTGCAGGATTCGAACCTGCGGCCCACGACTTAGAAGGTCGTTGCTCTATCCAACTGAGCTAAGGGCGCGTTGATACCGCAATGCGGTGTAATCGCGTGAATTATACGGTCAACCCTTGCTGAGTCAATGGCTTTTGATCTGGTTGCTGAACAAGTGAACGACCGCGTCTGATTTTCTGATTTATTTCGCTATAGCGGCAAACAAACGCACACCGCTGCGCGTCTGAATCAAGAAAACCCGTATTTTCATGTATCAAAGTACAATTTCCCGACCTAACGGAAAATTGTCCGCTCCTATGAGACTGGTAACTATGAAACCAACGTCGGTGATCATTATGGATACTCATCCTATCATCAGAATGTCTATTGAAGTTCTGTTGCAAAAAAACAGTGAATTGCAGATTGTCCTGAAAACGGATGATTATCGCATAACCATCGATTATCTCCGAACCCGTCCTGTTGATTTAATCATTATGGATATAGACTTGCCCGGAACAGACGGTTTTACCTTCCTGAAAAGGATCAAACAAATCCAGAGCACAGTGAAAGTGTTATTTTTATCATCGAAATCAGAATGCTTTTATGCTGGCAGAGCGATACAAGCTGGTGCTAACGGTTTTGTCAGTAAATGCAATGATCAGAATGATATTTTTCATGCCGTTCAGATGATCCTCTCCGGATACACGTTTTTTCCCAGCGAAACGCTTAACTATATAAAAAGCAATAAATGTAGTACGAATAGTTCAACGGTCACTGTGCTATCTAATCGTGAAGTGACCATATTACGTTATCTGGTTAGCGGATTATCTAATAAAGAAATTGCCGATAAGTTATTACTTAGCAATAAAACAGTTAGTGCGCATAAATCTAATATTTATGGCAAGCTAGGTTTGCATTCAATTGTAGAGCTTATCGACTACGCCAAATTATACGAATTAATATAATATTAATTATAATTGATCATAAATATCGCATCCGCTTTCGCCACACCTGGCCGAACACCGCTGGCTAACGCTCGATAATTGGCAAAAAAGTTTAGTGTGACATTGCCATTTGCATCTACTTCCTCAGTCGG